CGATACTCGCGAACGGCCACACCTGAAAACAACGGCAAAACCTCGGGAAACACCTGTGGCCAATTCGTTTGGCTCAACGTCGGTGTTACTCCGTTTGCCCTTCGGTACTCAAGCAAACGGAAATCGTTTGTGCTCCAACACCAAAATTGCACTTGGGCGGCCCATTGTGGCATGTGCACAAATCGCCGGTATGCGTCGCACTGCAACCGCGTTGCCTCCAGATTGCCCGCGCGAAACGTCAATTGTGGCCGAGTGGCCGAGTATTCCCAATCGAACAAAACCCACCCCTGCCCGGCGTATTGTTCCGTTGGTCTAGTCGGTAACATTCAATTGGGCCTCCACGTCGAACGCGTCGGTGGCGTTGATTTGTGCGATTTCCACGCGGGCTATTTGCTGCCCGGCTGCACGGCGGCCTACGTTGATTGTGTAAACCGCCTCGGTGGCGTTATAGGTTAGCGCCTGCGATCCGATCAACGCATTGGCCGCCGAGTAGATCGAAACAACGGGCGATCCTGTAGCCCCGCTGCCTGGGGTCGCCAAAATCGCCACGCGCAACGTATGGGTATAGTCGGCCAAACACTCGGGCAACCAAACCACCTTGTTAAATGGGTTGTTTGCTGTCGCCGTTACGCTGCGATAGAGTTTGTAGACTGGACTGTACCACCGATTTGCGGTGGTTCGCAAGGCTGTAACCGTCACGTTTCCCTCGGCCTGTGGTGGATCAAACAACCGGTCGGGTTGTTGAATTTTCTCCACTCCCCCCGCGTAGTTGAAAAACCGCCACACGTAAACGGCTAGGCTGTTAAATCCGGCTAGTTCGCCGCTGGTTGTCTGCCATTGCAAGCTTTGGTTGGCCGCTGTGGTCTGAGTTAACCACGCGATGCTAACGCGTTGGTATGGCTGCCAAACTCGGTTTAACACTTGCACAACTGGGTCGGCTTGGCCGTTGGCCGCTGCGGCCACGTCAATTGGTTGCACGATTGTGCCTGCACGCCAACGCCCCATTGGGTTAATTACCCACGTTTGAACCGATCCGCTGGTTAGCGCTATCTCGGTTGTTGCGTTCCCGGTTCCGGCCTGTACCACTACCAAATACCAACCTGGTTCGGCAAACTGAATTTGGCTTGTGTTTACATCTTGCCCTGTTCTGTCTGGACTATTGCGTTCGGCGAACGTGCCTCCAACAATTTCGTTTTGGCCCGATACGGCCATTTTCCACGTGAAATTGTCAATTCGGCGGCGTTCAAATTTGGCCCATGCCAAGGGTAAACCGTGCATGTGTCACCCCGTTTGTAGTTGTGGAAAAAACTGCAATGGGTCTAGCTCACCAAATGACGTTTGCACGGTGAACGTTGGCGCTGTGTAGCTGCCATTCGTTCCAATGCCCATGGTTATGGAAACCTCGCTAATTTGGGCGTTACACGTTGCCGCGTGTGGGGTGTTTGGGTTTACCACCCCTAGCATTTGATTGGGCCACAATTTGGCGGTAGCTCGGCGACTTACCACACGCACAATTTGGCGGGGTGTGAAATAGTATTGGCTCGCGAAACTGCATATTTGCAACGCCAACATGCCATCGTCCCGCAATTGGAACACCGCCGGAACGGTAACTGGCCCCGCGTCGGTGGTGCCAACTATGGTGTCCTTCATAACTTTGATTTTCTGCAACCGCCGCCCTAGTTCAATTACTCGGATTCTGTCGGCGTCAACGTTCACGGTTGCGGGTGTTTGCCCGGCTGCGGGTGTCCACGCTAACGCGTTGTAGAGGATAGAACTAACCCGTTCGTCGCTTTGAATCGCAACGGTTAGTTTAATTTCCGCCGGATCGATTTTTGGCACGTGCGGGGCAACACGGCCACCACCGGATTCTAGGGCCCCTTGGTACCCGCCTGTTACCTCCAACACAACGCCAATGGCCATTTGGTTGGTTAGCTCGGTGGCTTCTAAACCGTAGGTCGGATCGTTGGGATCATACAAAACATCCCTAACGGCTTTCGAACTCCAACAAATCCATGGCCCCGTTAACGTCGCGTCGGCTGCGTGTGTTTTCGCGTAGACCTCGGCCTTGCGCCATGGTGTCCGTGCCGATTCGTGATTGGTACGCAACGTTGTGGTGTTTGCCTCGGCGTAGTTCACACCCTCGCGAAACGGCAAATCGGGCAAAATTCGCATTCGAACCGGAAACGGTAAGTATCGGCTCGTTTCGAAAAACGGTGTTATCGCAAAATGTTCGTCGTGGTCGAAAACATCGCTTGCGGGTGTCGAATCTTTCCAGTTGTATAAAAACTTTACCCGCCATTGCCGCCCAATAGGGCGATACTTTGGCAACTCGCGAATGTCACGCATGCGCTGCAGTTGTCGCATAATCGCCGGGTTCAATCCGGCAATTTCGGCGTTGTATTCTGTTTCGAGGGTTGCGGGCCATGCGGGTTCCAATTGGTCGGTTGTGTCGATGGTGCAAACGGTAATCATGGGGGCACCGGTCACTTGCACGGCGGTGTAATACTGTGCACCGTTGGCTTGAACGCTAACGGCTGTGGCCGAATCGGTCGCGGCAATTACGTTTACCAACCGCGTGTTGGCTGGGATTGTTTGCAAAACGCTGTTTTCATCTAACCGGTTAATTGGCTCGGTCAACGTGGTAAACGGTTCAACGTAGACGCGGTGCGGCGTTACCGATTCGTCGACCCAAACCCAATACCCGTGCCCGTTGGTCGGCGATAGCAAACGGTCTAGGGCCGCCTTGAGTGTCAAACCGTCGCAATCGATACGCGGTAGGATCCAATCGGCGTATTGCGTAATAGTGTCCGGTGGGTTCAAAACCTCGTGGTCGAATATCCACACCGGCACAAACTGCGTTTGGGATCCCCGAATCGGGTTACGGTCGCTTACCATGCCAACACGCGGGGCGTTGAACGCCACCAAATTTTCTAGCACGTCGCCCAATTTCCACACCTCGGTGTCAATTGCCGCACCCAAACCGTATAAACCGGCAAATTGATGCTGGTAAACGTCCCGAGTTTGCCCGGTCAAACCAAAACCCTGGGCTGCGATCTTATCCACCGTTCTGGTTTTCGGTATTTTGAACCCTCCAAACTTTTTGGCGGGTTCGGCTTTATCGTCTGCCACGTTAAACGCTGGGGCCACCCACGCAACCCGCTGGGTATCGGTGCCGTTGTTACTAAATGCGGCGGTTACTCTGAAATAGGTTCGTTGAATCGGTGCCCGGTCTAACGCGGCGATCATGCCGACACAACTAAACGTTTGCAACCCTGTTGGCTCGTTTGCAATCGTCGGCGGTGTGCCTGGTACGGTTCTAGCCACAATCCCGGTTTGTTCGTCGGCTGCGTCGTCCACGAACCCATGCCACACGCGGTTTCCGTCGCTGCAAACCACCACTATTTTCACGTAGTAGCCCATTAAGGTTTTTTTGGCTCGGGTTGTCTCGGTCGCGGATCCCTTCACAACTGTTCGCCCGTAGCGATAACGAATTGTCGCCGTGGGTATGTTTGGGGCTGCGTTCCACGTCACCGATAGCAAATCCAAACTGGTTTCCTGCGTCCACGCGTCGGCCCAGCGGCGTTTGGTGTAGATCAAAACCGAAACATCGTTGGCGATCCCGTCGCCGAACGTTAACGCGTTGTTTGTCGGCTGCGGAAACGGATACGGAAACGCGGGCATTTAAACCTCGACGGGTTGGATTCGAAACGTTGCGACTAACACGAATGCGGGCGAAACATTGGCCCGTGGGCAATGAAAAAACGGCATCGGCTTAATTTCGCTGGCCGAAACTTCCAAAACGATAAACGCCACGCCTGTGCCGGTGAAATTTACCCCACCCAACGCAATGTCCACGGGTGCCGCTGTGAACGTGTTCCGCCACGTCATTTCGGCGGTGCGGGCTAGGGCGTAGGTTCCAAACGCATATTGGCCCGTTAATTCGAACGTGTTGCCGCGCCGGCCTGTGTTGAACACGCTTACCCCGTCGTCCCCGCTGCGGTTTTCAACCTCTCGGCGCATTTGTGGCAAATCTAGGTTGCCGCGAAGATTATCGAACGTTATCGAACCTATGGAATTGCTCACGGACTTACCCCCCCGCCGGTTGTGGCACCTGGGGCCATTAACATGCCCCGCAAATTGTTAGCGGCGTTGGGTTGCAAAGGCTTGTTTTGGCCGGATTCCAACAACCGGTTGGTTTCTTCTATCGCTTCCAATTGCCGTTGTAGAAAATTGTTTGTGTTTTCGCCCGCTGTCCTCAGTTCCGCCAATCGTTCGGGCAACGTCAACAACTTGTTGATTGCCTCAATTGCGGTTGCTGCGCTTTGGATCTTAGATTCCCCGGCCCCGGCGTTTTGCAAATAGTCGATTCGTTCCTGCAATACCTTAATTTCTCCGGTTCCAAACGCGTCGGGGCTGTCGAACGCTCGCGATACACCAACCACGTTGCGACTTACCACGGATCCCAACCCGGTGGTCATATCCACCGCCGTGGCGTTCATTGCGTCGGTAAAAATTTGGCTTACCGCTGCGCGTACTTGTCCCTCGGTGTCGGTGCTTTGTTGGATGTTCAACGCCGTTTCGACTTGGTTAGCGGCTGCGACTACTCGGGCCTGCGGTGTTTCTACGGTGGATTGGGCCACCTGGGCAAACGCTTTGGTGTCGGTTGTCACGGTGTTTAACGCGGTGCCCAGTTCCTTGGACAATTCGCTGTTTCCGTCTAACAACTGTTTAAACAACGGCTGAAACTTCGCCTCGCCGGTCATGGTTTCGGTAACCGCTGCCCGTAGCTCGGGCGTGGTTCGAACCGCTTCCAATCGATCTAAAAACGTGGTTGGTACCGGCCTGGTTGGTTTTTCTTCTATAGCCCCCCTCGTTACTGTTTGTAACTCGGTAAAAACTTTTCGGAAACGCTCGGGCAAATCGCCAAATTCTGCGGGGGCCATGTTCAAATCTGGCCTATCTGCCATGGCCTTGATGGATTCGGGCGAATCCTTGGCCAATGCTGGAAATTTTTGGGTTATGCTTTGCGCGGCTTCGGCCCGCAACGCTTCCATTTGTGCGGTTAAATCGCGGCGTTTTTCCTCGGTCGGCGAAACTCCCGTGGTAACGGTTTGAATTGCTTCCAATCGTTTCAATTCGTCGGCATCGCGTTTGATTTTCAAATTCGCTTGTGCCATGTCCTGTTGGGCTTTTTGGACGTTTAACCGTGCTGTTTCGGCCTCAATCGAAGTGTCGGTCGGCTTGAAAAACTCTGCGGTGCGTCCGGTTTCTTGCACCTTCAACGTTGCCTGTTGAAGCGCCAATTGGTTGTCGGTTTGTCCCAACCGTAGCGTTTCAATTCGTTCGGTGCGATCCTTGACTAACTTTGGATCCGCAAACACCGCCGAAATTTGGCGTATAAAATCGGTTGTGGCCGTCGCGGCGCTTTGCCCCTGGGGATCCACCTTTGTTAGCTTGGCATATAGGGCCACGCCTTCCTTGGCCGCGTCCACCTTATCCTGGGCCGGCGCTTGGGCAATTGCCGCGTTTACGGCTGCGGCGGCTCCCTGGGCTAGCTTGGCCAATTCCTCGGGCCGTGCAACGGATCCCGTGGACGCTAACAACGCTAGGGCCTGTTTTGCGTCGTCCAATCCGGTCGCGGCCATAATGTCGGCGGTGGCCGTTGCCGTGGTTTGCAATTGGTCGGGGGTAAATCGCGTAATGCGTGCCGATTCGGTTACCACCCCTCGGGCCTGTTGTTCGCCTACGATACTTGCGGCGGATCCCAACGCGGTGGTTAACTTGGCTAGGTCGGCAAATTGCGTTTCTTTGGCGATTTCTGGAACGGTTCGCTGTAGCGTATCGCTTATCTGTTGGGGTGTTTGTCCGGCTAGATTCTTGGCCGCTTCTTGTTGGGCTGCGGCCAGTTCCTTGGCCTTGGCCAACGCTTTATCCTGATTTCCAATTAGAACCGTGTGCGCCTCACTTGCTGCGGTTACGGCTGCGGAAACCGACACGTACGCGGCCACCAAATTGGTTACCGATCCAATGGCCGAATCGACCCGTTTTTGGCGATCCTTTTCGGCGTCGGCTTGCTCTTTGGCGGCGGCCTTGGCTGCGTTGGCGGCTTCCTTGCTAGCGTCTTTTACCTTTTTGTAGCCGGCATCGGTTTTTAGCTGTTGGTCTATGATCCTTTGAAACGCTTTGTATAGCTCGGCATCGTCGCCCGATAGGGTAACAATTGTTTGGGCCATGCTCGTTAACCTCCGACGGTTTCGGGTTCAATTTCAACCGGCTCGGTTACTTCACCAAATCGGCAATTACTACACCACGGCCCGGGGTGTCCACCCCCGCCGCATGGGATCGGCCCGTTAGCTTGAAACTCTCGTACAACCCTGGGTGCCATATCCGACTCGAACAACTCGGGCGCACCGAAACACACAAACAACGAAAACGTGCGCTTGCGTGGGTTATTTTTGCGAAACGGTTGTTGCATGGTTAATACCGGTTAGTCGAACTGCATTGAACGCACGGCCATACGCGCACCAAACCGTGTGTTGGGCACCTGCGTGGCTTGCTCAATTGCTCGAACGCTATTTTGGGGCCGTCGTCCGAATCGTCCGATTCCTGGGCGCTCCACGCGTCATAGACTTTTTGCCGGTGGTAATCCACGGTCGATTTCCCCACGCCCAATCGTTTGGCAACGCTGCGTAGGCTCCCCTCGCAACGCTGGATAAACGCAATTTGTTGGGCGGTTAATCGCTGGTTTTTTTGCCGCTGGGCTTCCATGCTTGTTTCCTCCAAGAATTGCAAACACACGCAAAACCATGCGTGTTATTGTAATTGTTTGCAATCCTAGGAAATAACCCGGTTTTTCGCTTGTACCCCCTAATTACCCCATTTTTTACGCTGCTTTGGCTCTGCGTTTGTGGGTGTCCACCCCAACCTAGTGGCGGCACAAATCGCATAGGCTAACGCGTCTTTATAGTGATTCGCTCCGGTTTGTATCCATCGGGCCTTGGTGGGTTGGTCTGGTAGTTCCTCGGTCACGTATTGTTCGTTGATTAGGTGCCGAATGAACGTGCGGTGGACGGATCCCGGCCCGCTAAACAGTGTGATTGCCCCTGGATTCCCGGCTGCGACACGAAAACCGCCGTCGGCCAATCGTTTATAGGCGTCGGCGTCTAGGGTTAATTGGTCGATCTTGGCGCGTGGGACTCGGGACAAATGCCACCGCCCGTCGGGGTCGATTTTTCGCACCTGGTTACCGGTTCGTGTGGGGGCCGAGTAGCGGCGTTTGGCCATTTGCGTTTCACCACGGCCTAGCACCGGCAACACAAAATCCCGTCCGGCCTTGGTGTTGAACGCCTTGGCGGCCTCGAAAACAACCTCTGGCAAGTGTCCCGAGTCAACGTAAACACCACGGCACGCGTGGCGACCACCGGCCACGGCCACGCCTGGTTCGATCACGTCGCGCGCCACGCCAAATTCCAACGCGGTGAACAGTTCGACCAAACACCGCGATAGACCCGTTTTCATGCCTGCGGCTCTGTCTACCTCCGCCGTGCCGTAGTCGGTCACGTGCAATTGCGCATTTGGGCGAACCACCAACAACACCCAATGGCAAACCCTTTCTCCAACGTCCACACCGGCGACCACGTGCAACGCGTCGGCATGGGCCACGGCTCTTGGCAACACGTCCCGGCGTGCGTCCACGTCGGTTTCTTCGAGTACGTCCCCTGCCTCAGTAACCGGTGCAACGTATGGCAACCCAAACACGAATTGACACAACTTGCGCTCGGCTAGGTCGCGGCTGCGTGTGCCCGGTTCGAGTTGGGCGGCGGCCCATAGATCCACCGCAATGTCGGCGGCGTGTAAAAACGCGTTGTGGTAGGCCCCATATCGAAAAAACAACCGCCGGGTGCGTGGTGGATCCCCCGTTACGTTCCCGCGTTTGTCGATCACTTGCCCCGAGTGCACCAACACGGCCTCGGCCAACGCATCGCGGCGTTCCTCGGTGCTGATTGCCTCCCCGCATTTTGGGCAACACCACGTCGCCAATTCGCTGGCCTCCACCTCGGTGCGTGCGGTTTCCCACCCCACCAAATTGTCTCGGCCTGGCCAAATCCACGCACCGCAATGGGGGCACGGGGTTAGTATTTGGCTGTCGGTCGATACGGGCCGCAATGTCTCGGGCAATTCCTGCGGCGTTGTGTTGGTTCCTTCAATGTACGTGGCGCGGTCGGCCCATTGGATCGAACGTTGCCTGGCTCGCAATTGTTCTAGGGGGTCGGCCTCGGGGGATTTGCTTGAAATTCGGCTAAACGCTGCGGCCTCGGTTACCAAGATTGTTCGCAACGTGTATCCGGCCTTGGCTGCGTCGCGTCCACCGGCGGTTAGGATCTTGGCGACGGATCCATTGGAGAACACCACGCGGTCGCGAATTGTTCCGCCCGCGGATCCTGGGCCGGATCTTGGCAACAACCGTTTTAGCCTGTGGCTAGCTTCCAACACCGGTTTTATGTCGGCTTGCCATTTGTCCCCGGCCATTTCTTCCATGGGCACCCCGAAACCAACCGATTCCCCTAACTCGGTCACGTGGTACAGAAACGGGCACACGTACCCGAGAAACGATTTGCCGCTTTGGCTTGGGCCTGTGTAGACGTATTCGTTCCATTGCCCCGAATCGATTTCCTTGGCCCACAATCGGGCAATGGGTTGGTATTCGAAGCGAAACCGGCGGCCCGAGTATGGGCCACCGTCGGCGGGCAAATAAACCTCGGTTTCCAACCACTCGGCGAACTTACGCGGTGGGGATCCACGCCCGGCACGTATCGCTTGGGCCACCATGGGGCCAAACTCGGCGGGCCGTAGCAAAACCAAACCGTCGGCGCTTGCTAACTCGGTGGCCACGGTTTTTTAGCTTGGGCCGTATAGATTCGGCTCCCAAAACTCTAACTCTTTGGCTGGTGGTTTTACCGCTGGTTTTTCCGGGTTCTTTTCCAAATACCGGTGTGCCTCGTTGTAATCCTCGGCGGTCGCTGGATTGTAGAACTGTTTTGGCGGTGCTGGAATTTTCTCTCCCATACCCTCCAACCAGCGAAACTCTTGGTTCCATCGCTCAATATCTTTTGCTGTCGCTTGACGCTGCGGGGGCGGTTGTACCTTCGGTTCAACAATTTCAATTTTTATTGAAACCGTGCACCCACCAAACACACTACCGACAACCGCGATACAAACCCAAACTATTTGTTGCATTTTCCACCCATGGCTTAAAACCTTAATGCCCCACCCTCGATTTCGGCGGCTAACGCGTCCAAAAACTCGTTCACCACGTCGATACCCGCCTGGCCGCAAACTCGGTGCAATTGTGTGCCCATAGCCCGCAATCGACTTGCCAACCAATCTAGCCCAGTTTGCACGTCGGATTTCGCTAATAGCTTGTCCATGTGCCGGTCTAGGTCGATTTGCAACGCGGCGGATTGGCGCTGTAACTTGCCGATTTCTTGGCGTAGTTTTTCCCGCACCAATTCGGCCTCGTCGGCGTCCAAGTTTGGGCGGGCCGCTGCGGCTAATTCGCTAACACGCGTGTGTAGATCCTTAATCACCGCGTAAAGGTTGATAGTCGGCACGTCCACCGGTATGTCGTAGCGTGCCCCAAATTCGTCAACTACTTTTTGTTGGCGGCCTGCTAATTCGCAGTACACGCCCTTGGGGATTTCCTTTAGTAACTGGCCCCGCATTTCCTGGGCTAATTCTCGTTGCCATTTGGCTAACGCGGTAGTTTCGCGGGCGGTTAGTTTGCCGCCCTCGATTTGTTTTTTTCGTGCCGCGATCCCGGCCAATTCGGTTTTAGAATCCACACGCTAGGTTTGCCGGTTTTTCAGTGTTAAAACGTCGCTTGCGATTTCTCTGGTTGCGCTTTCGAGTTCAACAACCGTTTTGGCAATTTGCCCGATTTCGCGGTGGTGGTCTGCTTGATTCGCCAAAACGGTTTTTATGCCGTCGGTGGCTTGCTTAATCCCCTCGGTGGACGCGTCCAAGTAGCTTATGTGCGCCTTGAACAGTGGGAGGCCTAAATTCACACCCGCCCACCGAATCCAACCGTAGAACGCCCAACCGAGTGCCAAGACAATTAGCACCGCAAACCCTTGGTTGAACCAATAAACCAATTGGTTAGAGCTTACGGTTTCCTGAGCTAAAAAAAACAGTTTTGCCATTTGCCCGCGCTTCCTTATCTGCGAAACAATCGCCGCAACGGCCCGGTGGATTGTGTTGTTTGTGGTCGGCAAACGCCACCTGTACAAACCGTTTCGGTGCTGTATTCAATTGTAGTTTGCCGTTGGTACTGTCCAATCGATTCGGCTTGCGGCGTCTCGGTCACTTGATACACCGTTGGCGTTTGCCATGGCTCGGCGGCTGCGGGTGCGGCGCTCGAGGCTACCGGCTTGGCCTCGGGTGCGGGCGGTTGTCCGGCTTCAATTGCTGCGACTCGTTGTTCCAACCGCGCCACACGTGCACGCAATGCCGCCACGGGGTTATCGCTTGGGCTTGATACTTCCCAATTATCCTGTTGGGGTTGCTCGTTGGCTTCCCCTGGGGTGCCTGCGATCATCGCGGCGAACAACACGGCTACACACACACAACACACGGTCAAAAAACGTTGCATTGGTCGATTCCTTTTTAACTTCCAACACTACCAAACCCAGCGGCACCCACGGCGGGTTTACCGCTTAACAAATCCATTGCTTGCAACACGTGCCACAACGCTTTGGCGTTTACGTCAGCGGCCTGCGGTGTCTTTTGTATTTGCGACAATCGGGCCGCGCACGCTTCTAGCACACCCTCTACGCTTGCCCCATGGCTTTGGACGTTTGGCGGTAGATTTACCGGGGCCCAGTTAATTTTCGTGTTGGAACTTACTAGCGAATCCCCGCCGTAATCGTTCCCGTTCGGGGTGGTCAAAAATCGGTGTTTTTGTTGTTGTTCCATTAGGCTGCCCGTTGTGTTGTGTACTTGGTAACGCTGCGAATCGAAAACGCTTCGTGGGGTGTGGCTCGGGCCTCGGTTAGAACGGCTCGGCCCTTGTTTTCCCAATCGTCGCCCCATGAATTGCGGATAATCACGCCATAACTACCACGCCCTAGAACTACCAAACGCGTTGCGAAAACCAAATGGCCCCACCAATTCAACCCTAGGGTAACTGGGAAACCTGATAACAACGCGGTTGCGACGGCATCGAACGATTGGCTCGGTAGTTCCTCAAACTCCACCGCTTTGTGCAACTGTGCGTTTTCGCGTTGCTCTGCGGTATCGTATCGGCGATCCAAAACGGCCTCGGGCCAATGCTCCACACTTGAAACGCCGAACCGTTGGATTCCCTCGATTGCCTCACCGGCCCACCCGCCTACCTTGACGTAGTTTTTTATCTTCGCCGCTGCGCTTGTGGCCGATAGATACCCAATCGGTGTGCCTGATTGGGCGTAGCTCGTTGCCATGGCCCCCACAACGCCATAGCACCAACAATAGGGTAGCGTTTTTTGATTTAGGATCGGTACTTTGTAATACGTTGCCAAATGCTCGGGCGTCGCTTTGGCTGCGTCCAACGCCTCGGCACGCTCGGCCCACTCGTTGCGTGGTATCAAATCCAACGCAAACGGTGCCGAGTAGGTTCCAAACGGGGCGGCTGCGAAATCTCGCGGCCTGTATCCCGCAAAAAATCGCTCGCCGCCTGGTAACGAATGGTTTATATCGTTAACCAACTTTGTGGCGCTGTGTTCGTCAAATACGCTGTATCCCGTTAAACGCGTGGTGTAGCTCATTTGAACCCCTCGAGCGCTTCTACGAATGTCTGAACGTCGGCGGGCAACGGCATTTCCTTGGCTCGGCGTGGATTCGCAAACACCACCACCGGCGGGCGGCTGCGGATCCGTTCGCGTAACCGTGCCCACTCGGGTGCTAAATCGCGTGTTCTATCGTCGGCGTCTAAAAACAAAACCTGGCCGTCGGCGGCCTCGATTGCTTCGCGGATTTCCACCGAGTTGAAAATGGCGATTTGTTCGGGGGTCAAATCCCCGCGTTGTTCGGTTTCTTCGATCACCAACACACGCAACCCCGTAACGCCGGTTTGCTCGGTAGGGGTTCGGTTGGCGATCCAAAACACCAACCCAAAGGCCACCAATGCCCACGGCAACGCACGTAGCACTAAATCCCATGGGATTTGTGGCGGCGGCAAATCGGGCTGTGGCCACCTGGGTGGTTGTGTCGGCGGCGGTTGAATTGGTTGGTTTAACCAATCGTTGGTTGGCATTGGCATTTTTGGTACTCTTGCGCCCATGGTTTATTGGGAAACCGGGGCGGCTGCGGGATTGGAGGATTCCTTTACGCCGCCCCGGGTTTGTACTACGTCGGCCAACAGTTCGTCGGCCATGGCTTGCCGCTTGGTCAAATCGGCTAGCGTGCCTTGCACCAAAGCGGCAAACTTTGCCAACTCGGGGTCGCGAAACGTTAGGGCCTCGTTGGTTGCAACGTCTTGTGCTTGCCCTGTGGCCGCCTGCGTGCCCGCTATGGTGGCCTGTTTGATTGCTTGCGAAACTCTGGCCTTAATTTGTTGGCCGTTTCGCCAATTGGCGATCATTTGAAACGCACCGGCGACCAAATCGCCAAACACGCGCCAACCCATGGTCGCTGCGAAAATGCCTCCACCGCCCAATGCAACCACGAAATCTATCAACATGGGCACCAACACGGCGGTTACTGTGCCAACGCTCGCGAAACCCTCGGGGGCTGCGGCCTGTGGTGCGACGGCGGAAAACAGAAAACCGGCGATCAAACGCCGATTGGCCCAAAACGCGTAAAGCATCGCCAAACCAACCAGAAAACGTAACCCACGGCTCGGCGGTTCGGCAATTACAACCGTGTGTGTAGTGTTCAATTGTCCCGTTGTGTTGTTCATGCAACCAAACTAATTTGGGCCCGTGGGGTGTCCCAATTGGTCACCAACCGGCCAACCACGCCTCTAGGTCGGCCCAACTTCCGGCGACGCGGGGCGGTCGCCCTGCGGCCATGGCGGCTTTCCAAACTAGGTAGCGGGCCCACCGTCGCCCGGTTCTGTTTTTTTTTCCACCCAACGGCGTATCGTTGGGAAATCCAACGCACAATGAACCAACGCGTCGCGGGCCGTCACCGTGTACACGTCCTCAAACAAACTTAGTTCGGCGTGTGAAATTCGATAGTTGGCGGTCAACGCTGCGACGGCTAATTCGTCGATCGGTTCAAACTCAAACGTTTTCGCGTCGGCTGCTACGGCTTCCTGGTGCGCGTCGGCGTACAAATTCGCCAACTCCAAAAACCTGCGGTATTCCTTGGCAACTTTCACGGGTCGCCATTTACCTGTTTTGCCGTCATACCCTAGGGTGCGGGGTAGGGGGGTGTAATAACTGGACGTTTCAACGTCGAACCCTCGGGCCACGGCTGCTACCCAAACCGAACCGTCCCCGAGTGTCACGCGGTGGCCGTCTAGCATTTTGGGGCGCTCGAGTTTGGACGGATCCAACGGATCGGCTACCCAGCGGCCCACGTAGCACTCTAGCCCGCTATCGGAATAAACCGATGCCCATAGGGTCGCCTGGTTATCCCATTTTAATTCGCGGTCATCATAGACTTTGGCACCGTTAGAAAAACGGAATAACCAACCCGGCCCGCTTCCGTTTGGCCCTGCCATAACTTCGCGTGTTTGGTAGGTTGCCCCACGGTCGCACGCGTATGCCAAATGGGGTGGCACCGCAAACGGTGTCCCCGGCCCCTTGGGGGCGTAGTACATAAACATTTTTGTTCCGTTGTGTTTGTTATTGTTGCGGGCTAAACCGCTTTGTTACGCGGCGAAATCCATTGGCGGATTTCGTCAAACTGATTTTTCTCGACCATACCGCTAACCGTTTGCCAACCGTCCAAATGCTCGATTTGGTCGGCCAAGTATTTGGCACCCAAACCCGTTTTGTTGGCGATGGTTTGGGCCAACGCCTGTTTGTCAAACGGCTCGGGTGCGGGTTCCTGATTTGGTTTTTTGTCTGCCATGGATTAAAGCGCGGAGGCTGCGTTGATTAAAAACGGTGCGTTGGTTCCGTCAAACGTCGCGGTCATTTCAAACCGTGTGTTTCCGTCGGCGTTGTTCTGTGCGCTAAACGGTTCGATTGGCACCACCATGCCGTCGGCGGTAATCACAATGTGCTGTGCCGTCGCATCGGCCAAAAACGTGCCTGTCTTGTTGTTCCGTTTGCGTAGCTTGATAAACGTGTTGGCGTGGGTCGCCGCGATCCCTGGCAAATTGATTTTGCCTGAGGCACTTCCAACTAACTCGGCGGCCAACGTGGTAACCTGAATTTTTGGTACCACCGATTGCACGCCCATGCGTGTGTCGAAAACGTCGGATTTGCAACCGTCGGATTGGATTTGTAATCCGCTTTCCAAACGCAAATCGGTAACGCAACCCATCCCGATTCCACCGAGTTGCACGGCGGCAATGGTGTGGCGTGCGTCGTCAACGGCTGCGGGGGCTGCTACGCCCTCGGAAAACACGGCGGGGTTGGTCGATCCGTCGGGGGATAGCCCGAAAACCTCAATCTCAATTTGTGCATCTTGGCGATTGCCACAACTGAGTGTGCGCCATACGGCTCGGCCTGTGGAAAACGCGATTTTGCGGTGGTTGGATCCTGCGACAATGAACCCGTCGTCCCCGTAGTTGATTTCGTACAACTCGGCGGGCACCTGGGCCGATAGTGGAACACCTAAAAACCCTAGCACGCCTAGGGCCGATGCCACGTTGTGGCTAGTGAATCGAAAACCCGCTTTGATTTCTTGGATGCTCGTTTGTAGCGGGTAGATCGAACCGGCGGTCGGCTCGGTTTGCATACTCGGGGCGTTGGTGAACGCCTGCGAAACAATCCCGCCAATCCAATTGGCTCCGATTTTTAGCGCGTGTGCTTTGTGTGGCATGTTCCAATCCTAAATAAACCGCATTCCGGTGTTTAAATCGCTGTCCAAAACCCTGTTGTACGTGGCGTCCCAATGCTGTCCCAAGGCTTCGATTTCCGATGGTAGCAAACGGGTAAATTCCTCGCGCGTCCACGGATTGAAATTTAGGGCGTTTACCGCGTAGCGTAATTGGCCGCGATTCGTGGTAACGGTAATGGTGGTCATGCGCGCACGCTCGCGCGTCTTACCTGTGAAAACCAACGGCAATGTGTGGCCGTGTTTGCGTAGTTTTCGGCCTGTGTAAGATCCCCAAAACGCCTTGGATCCAAATGTAAATTGTTCGCCGGAACGCTTGCGGTATCCGGCGGCCTGGGCGTGTTCCGTCGTGAACCGTTTGGGCGTGTTTTCGCGGTGGTGCATCTCGGCGATTTGCTGATAGGCGTCGCGGCTGGCCCGCCGGTGCTGCTTGGCCATGTTTCGCGGTACGTTCCCGCGTTCGCGGATTTTGATAGCTCTTATTTCCATTACTGTTTACCCTGGGAACGCTAACGCACGGCTCGAACGTCGGCGCGGGCTAGGTAGTGCCGGAACGAAATAACTACGCCGCAACGGTGGTTGCATTAACAACCCACCACCACGGCCTTGTTCGTAAATGAATCGGGCGTCTGCACCTGTAAACGCTGTATTTGCAAGGATCAAATCGTCCAATTGCCCCAACCAAAACCGCGTCGATCCAAACGCGGTGTTTTCGGATCCTCCAATTTGTATTTTAGATTGCGTGTTTAGTGGAGCAGAGTGCGCGCCAACACTAGCCGAACCTGTAGATTGCTGTATTCCGTTGTACCAAACTTGCCAACGCCCGTCTTGCGTAAATGTAGCTGGCCGTGATACATCATACGTGATAAACACGTGCGTCCACGTTTGATTTGGAAAAACTGGGATTGCTACGGCTGCGGCGGATCCACCATTTCCACGGTTGTGGTATACGATCATCGAATTTGTAGATCCGGCAATATACACTTCTATGTCGTCTGAGTTGCCGCTACCTTTATTAAATACATTTCGAAAATTCACTATTCCATTACGCCATACCCAAATTGATATTGTATATTGCGATGTAATTGGCTCCCTTATCCCAGCAATTACATAATCGTTTGTTCCGTCTGTGTTTAGCGCTATCTTGTCTGGACTCGTAACATAGGCGTCATTTCCGTTATTTGTAAAATTAGTCAATACACCATGGGTTTTGCCTGTTGTACTCGGCAATTGCAATCCTGTGTTGCCGCTAAACGATGGGCACCACCTGTCAACAATTCTAGGTGCAAGGCTTTCCCATTCGCGAGTGTAGTAGGCAAACATTATGGGTTTATAGTATCCCCGTAATCTATATCCACCGCACAAAACGGGATGTAACTAATACCGCTGTAGTTGTTAAACTTTATGCGGTAACGTCCCTGGCCTGGAATCCAAAACGGTGCGAACACGTCGGCCAGATTCGTTACGGTGTCACCAATATCGTTTACAATCGCCCAATTATCCTCGGCTGTCCACGCTGTTGTTGATGTAAACGTGGCCAACCGTCCAAACTGTATCGCTGTTCCCGCTGAGTTGAAAACGCAAACCCTATCTCCAACCGCAAATGCTGGGCTAGGTGCCGTGTTCAAACTGAGTGTTGCCGAATTAGTCGCAAGCGCTGCCGATAACGTACTCGAACCGGCTGCGGTGGTCGGGGCCGATGAAACTTTATCAAATGCCGTCGCCGGATAATTTCCACTCCCATTAGGTAAACGTCGGATTTGCATTTCCGCTTGGCGCGTCGGTGTTCCTGTGCCACGGCCCAACGATGAGTAGACCCAAGCGCCACGTGCTTCGCGCAGATCTAACAACGTGTTACCGGCATTGCTCCCTAATACCACGTTGTTATTCGTGACAATTTGCGGTGCGATCCAAACCTGATAGGCTGGCGTTGTTGGTGTTACATAACTTGGCATGGAACGCTCCCGGCTATTCGTTGTATTTCTTCGCCTGTAATTGTGTCGGGTTGCTCCCCTGCGGCCAACATCGGTGCCGCTTGGTCGGCGGTTAATCCCAATCCGTGTGGGCTCGGTGCGGTTAATGCCATGCGAATTTCAGGCAAACCAAAATCGGGGTAGCTAGACTCGGGATTCCCGGGCCCCATAAATTCGATCATTAACGCCGCGTCGGGGTTGGTTTCCGCTAACTGCGCCAAACGTCTAAGCAACAAATGGCCGGTGGCACGGTCGGCCATGTAAACATCCAACACGCCAATTTTTGATAATCGCAAAACCTTCGGCACGCGTGGCGCTATTTCGCAACATCTGATTGCACAATCGCCAAACGCCTGTTTTTCAAATAGCTGTTTTGCCTGTGCGTCGGATTGGATCAAATTGGCCAACGCGGCCTGTGTAATTTGCACGGCCCTAACTCCCCTTAATGAATGAAATACAATCCCATTTGGCATCGGATTGGACGTATTCGAACGCCACGCGGTCTATTGTGTTGGCCGTTGTACTCAACACCACGTTTGCCGCTGCCAAATCTCCCCTAAATCGGTAATCGTTTCCCCATGTAACGGTGCGGTTTCCGTTTACATCCTGTTGGATCCGCAAAATAATCACACGCCCATTGGTCGCGTTTGTTGGGTTGTCTATGGTTCGGTTTCCGCCCAACGTAACGTGGAATTTGTTCGCCGTTGCGGCGTTAATCCCAATGTTCGGCGCATCGGTCAACGTTTCAATTTGTAGGTCTAGGGCATCGGTGAACGTCTTAACACCGCCAACGCTTTGGTCGGTAGTTGTGCGCACCACACCGGAAACGGCCAATGTGCCTGCGGTGAATTGCAAACCGTCCCCGATAGTGGCAACGTTTACCGTTGCGCCATCGCCTACAAATAATCCGGTCAACGTGGTGGTGGTTGAACTTGTAACGGTGTTAGGCCCGGCTGGGCCCTGGGCACCGGTCGCACCTGTGGCACCTTGGGGGCCAGTGGCACCCTGTGGCCCGGCTGGGCCTTGGGCACCTGTTGCCCCGGTGTCTCCCCTCGGGATCACGAAATCAAAAACCGCCGCGCTCGAGGTTCCCGAGTTGCTAACCGTAGCGTTGGATCCGGCGGATCCGGTGGTTACACTTCCAACCCCAATGGTGGCTGCGTTACCGGCTTGGCCCTGCGATCCGGTCGCACCTTGTGGGCCTGTAGCACCTTGTGGCCCGGCTGGCCCTTGGGCACCTGTTGCCCCGGTGTCTCCCCTGGGGATCACAAAATCAAAAACCGCCGCGCTCGAGGTTCCCGAGTTGTTAACCGTAGCATTGGATCCGGCGGATCCGGTGGTTACACTTCCAACCCCAATGGTGGCTGCGTTACCGGCTGGGCCCTGCGATCCGGTCGCACCTGTGGCACCTTGGGGGCCTGTAGCACCCTGTGGCCCGGCTGGGCCTTGGGCACCTTGCGGGCCGGTAGAACCTTGTGGCCCAGAGGGCCCAGTGGCGCCGGTATCTCCCCTCGGGATCACAAACGCCAACACCACGTTTTGCGTTGTACCTGTGTTCGTTACGGCGGCCTGGGATCCTGCGGCACCCGTGGTTGTAGATCCAACGTTCACGGTGACGGTTCCACCCCCACCACCACCGTTGGGTACGCCATAACCGGCGGCAATTTCCACCACAATTGGCGGCGGTGGTGTAACGTCAATAATCGTATCGGCCACGGCTGCCCCCTAGTTCAACACGTAAACGGTTGCGGTTAGATACCTGCGGGTGTTGCCGTTTGGGTCGGTGCCCTTTATCACCATTTGCCACCGTCCGGCCAAATCGTTTTTATTGGCACCGCCCACCATCGCGGTGGTTTGCGCGTCGGTTGCTGCGAACGTTACCGTTCCGGCCTGCGCGTTGGGTGTGGCTGTCATAACTACGTCGGTTTGCCCGGTCTTTTTGAACCTGGCGTCGAAACTCCAACCGGTCAAATTGATTGCCACGTTGTTGGATTTGAACGCCAACAATAGGGCGTAGTCGTCCCCTCGGGAAATCGTCGCCGTTTTGTCTGCGGGTGGTTGGCCTATTTCGTCGCAATCCATATGGCTAACCCCTAGTATTCAAACACCAATAAAACGTCGTATGCGTCCCCGTAGTCTATTAGGCTCTCGGGTGGTGTCCGACCAATAAACGAAACGTCCATATTTTCAAACGCCAAATACCCAGCGGTGTTGGCCATTTCCATTAACCCTGGGTTGGCTGGGTCGGAGTTGCTTAGGATCTTTCCGACTGCCTGGGCCATTTCCCGCCAATGGTCGGTGTGGCTTTTGGTTGCGTCATAACTGCGGGATAACACCGCCAAAATTTGCCCGTTGCCGCTGTAACAATTTGGCATCGCGTCGCGTTTGAATCGGTAGCCCCGTTGGTCGGGGTACAACAACAAAAACGGCCTGGTCGCGGCCAATTGCTCGGCGTTCATTGTCTCGGCATCGCCATTGTTTCCTATGCCGTCGATGTAGATTCTACGGGCCGTTTCGGCTGCGTTCCAAGGGATCCCCAACCAATCGGCAAACGGGCGACAATCGCGAAACATCGCGGCCAACGCTTCAACGGGCTCGGTTAGTACGTTCCCCACGCTATTGGCCCCCCATGGGGTGGCGGTAGTTTGGCCTGGTTATCTCTGCGGTATCTGCCCGTTGGCACGTTAACCCGAATCGGTCGCCGTGCTGGTTCGATTCCACTACGGTGTAGGTGTGTTGGCAATTGGCAATTTGTATTTGCGAGTTAATCGCAACGGTCAAACCTGTCACGAACACCGTGCGTTGGATTGCTTTAACCTTGGTTTGTGGGTTGGTTCCCTTGGTTACCCACCGGACAAACTCACCGTGCACCACCGCGTTGGAGATTTCTTCCCAACTGCAATTGGCGTTTGCACGCCAACGCACGCCGTTGGATCCAAACCAAATGGCGTGGTTCACGGCTGCGGCGGTCGCGTTGGCTTGGTGGTATCCCACGGGTTATTGCTCCAACCACTGAACGATTTTTTTCTCGGCTGCTTTGCCGATCCCGTCCACGTCTGCAAACGTTCCGACTTTTTGCAAATGTGCTTTTATTGCCTCGCGACTTGTGAACCCTGCGTCTGATAGCGCTGAACCGATCCGTTCGGGCAATCCCTCCCACCAAATCCGTTCGGGCAATTGTTCGGGCTCGGGCTCGGGTTGTTCGTCGGGCTCGGCGTTTAGTTCGTCGGGGTCAATTGCCACGGGCGAATCATCGAGCGCGGGCGGCTGCGGCTCGGGATCCTGTTTGCGATCCCGTCGCACTCGTTTTACATCATCCGGCGGGGGTGCCATTGGTTTGCCCGGTTCGCCCGATTGCTTGGCCTGCAAATCACCAAAATAGGTGCTGGAAATCACCGCCGAGATTTCTAGGTTGGTAATGATTGTGGCTACCACCTGGCCCGCCGGTATTACTTGCCCGTCGATCCCGAGTGGGTGCCGTGCGATCAAATCAAAATGTGCCATTTCTCTGGTTTCCGTTGTTTCCGTTGTGTCCGTTGTTCGTATCAACAAAAAACGGCGACGGTTACCCGCCGCCGTTTCCGATCCCTTCCACTCTCCTACTTACGCCTTAGTTCAAACGAACCAAAACGCTAAGTTCATTGGCCACCTTGGCCTTTTCGGCCTTGCCCATGGCGGTGGTTCCTGCGGTTCCGCTTGCGACGGCCAATTTGTTGGTCGCGTCCCAATTGACGGTTGCACCTGCGGCAAACGTGGTCGCACTAGCCGAATCGACCAACACCAACGCGTCGGTTGAAACTGCGACGCGTTCCCCAATCGCATAATCTGCCGTTTCGCAAACAATCGCGGCCTTGCCGCTTCCGGTAAACACAATGTCGCCGGTTTTGCCCGCCACCGTCGCGGTAAATTCCTCGCGGCCTGGAAAACCGCCTAGATCCCTAACCAATTCGTTTGCCATGTTTCCCTCGATGCAATCTAAAAACGTTCTAAGTGTGTTGTTAGCCCTGTGAAAACGCCGTGGCGTGGTCGACTGTGTACCCCACACCACGGCATTTCACAACGGATTGTTACGCCGTGCAACGTACCATTGCGGCGGCCTTGATAACGCCAACGCCAACGTCGTGGGCGATGTCCCAACCAATACCGAATTGGCCTGGTTGCGTTAGCGGTCGAACGCGAATGCTCGGGGCTCGGCCCGTGCCGCGTCGGTAACCGACTTGGATAGCTTGCTGGCCGGATTGCTCGGCAATGTACCACGTGGTTGCCGAACCGCTTAGTTTGGTTTCGGTGCGCGGATCGACCACCCCAACGTCCAACCGGGCATCGCTGCGGAGTTGGTATTCGCCGCTAAACGGGTTAGCGTTTCCGGCCTGGGTTGTATTCCCGCTAACCACCAACGTGGACGCGGTGATTTGCTTACCCAGCGGTCGCAACGCTCGGGGCACAATCAAGAATCCGGCCATTAGATTTAGCGGCCTGGCAACGCCTGATTTGTTTTTGACAATTTGGGCGGCCATGGCTTGCTCGGCCTTACCAAGATTGTCCAGCGTTAGCGGGTTAGTGGTTACCACGTTTCCACGGCTCGAATGAAACAACGTGGTTCCGTCGCCCAAATTGCCGTTGTTCTGTAGCACCGCGTAAACCAAATCTGGACGCAAGCGGGCGGCCATTAGACCCATTTGTTGCGGCATCGTTTGGTTTGCCCCAACGGTATCGTCGATAATGTCCATTTCGTCTAACACGAAACGGCCCGTGTAGCGGCTCACGGCGTAGGCTTCGCCGTAATCGGCAAAATCAACGTCTTTAGCCTCGGTTCCACGGGTGTGGCGGCGTAGGCCCTGGGTCGATTCCAAACCAATGGGTTGATTGATTCGGAAATCCGGCCAATCGGCCTCGCCTGTCCAACCAAGGGTCGAATCGGGAAACTCGGCATACCCTTGGATCAATCCAACCGAAACAATGGCGCCAAACACGCGGGGCAAATAGGGCGTCGAAAACGAACGCTGAACCATTTCCTCCACGTCGCCCGAATCGCTTTCGTTGGCTAGCCCTAGGATCCGTTCGCACGTGCGTGCGGCTGAATCGGCTTGAAACCGGCGGCCAATTTCAATGTGTTGTTCGAGTTGGCTGTTTCCATCGCTTCCAATCTCGGAGTTAAACGCGTGCAACCAACCGCACCCGCTGCGCTCGAGAACCACGCGGGCGGCCTCGGTGCCGAAAACGGGGTTTTGGAGATTTACGCCCGCACGCAACAAAACCGCCGCCTGCAAGGACTCAACCGTCGCACCGCGCCGTTGGTGAACCGCTGGGGCTCGGTTCACACCGTCGCCGCTTTGGCTCGTTTGGTGTCCAGCGGATTGGCCGCGTAAACGCTCCAACACCGCCAAACCGAATTGCTCGGGGCTTAGTCCGTCGCTAATCGCACGCGTGACGATTTCGTCCGGTTGGCCTTGGCCTAGCTCGCGAATCCTCGAAACCCGCGCGCGTTCTTCTTGGCGTGCTGCCTCGATTTGGTCGGGCGTTGCATTGGTGCCCGTTCGTGCGTCGGCTCGGCGGTCGGCTTGCTCGAGCGCTTCGCGTCCGTTCGGGCGTTGTTGCCGTGCAACCTGTTGGTTGCCTTCACCGTCGCCTGCGTCGGTGTCGGTGTCTGTGTCGTCCGGCCCTTCGCCATTGGTGGCGATCACCGCACGCATTGCTTGCCGTGCGGCTCGGCGTTCTTTGGTCGGTCGGCTCGATTGATTGCTCGGGCCGTTGCTGCGGGCTGCTTGCCTGCGTGTGGTCTTGGTCATTTTGTCCTCTGTTGAAATAGGCCCACCAGTGCCGGGTATTGACTCGGGCAATTGTTGCCGGTTGTTTTTTGCTGTCCGAATTTGCGAACGTATAACCGCTTTTGGGTCTGCGGGTTGGTCTACCACGCTTGTTTCGTGCGCGTTCCATTTCTGAACAATCCGCATTGGTCGGTCGCCTGCGGTGTATTTGCTTTTCCCGTACCGTGCCGTTTGGCCTGGTTGCAACGTGGTTGTGTCGGCCATTTTGTAGGTTGCACCGATGGAAACCGAATCTAGGTTACCCTCACTAACTCGGGTGTAAATTTCTTCAACGTCTGCGGCACGGCTAAACGTCAACGTCGCGTTAACGTCTGTATCGGTGATTTCAAAATCGGTGACGCGGCCAATTACGCAGCGGCTCGAATAGTCGTAGTGGTCTAACCGTAGCGGCATTTTTGGCGGTTCGATCATGCCTGCGGGCAACAATACCTCGTCGATCCACCCGTATTCGCCGTTTCCTAAATCGTCATAGATTTGCACCGGCGTATCGGTTGCAATCGTTGCCCTAACGGTTCTGGCCGTGTTGTTCAACGATTGCGGCGGGCTCGCGGCTGCGGCCCTTCGATGCGTGGCCCGAGTTGCACCGGTTTTTGCTCGGCGTTTTACTGTTCTAGTCATGGCGTTTAGTCCTCTAGTTCGGTTTGTGTGTCAATTGCCGGTGTGGTTGGGGTCGCGTCAATTGGTTCTGTGATTTGATTTAACGCGGCGATTTGCTCGGGGGTAAATGACGTTGGCAACGCGCCGAACAACACCGGCAAACCAGCGTCGGCTAACGCCTGGTTGTCCCGGCTGCGAATACGCAACGTTTCCTCGGGTCGCCGTCCGTCGGCTGCGATTGCTTCGGATAGTGCCAACGTCCCGTTTTCTAGCTTGATGCGCTCGGCCATTGCATCCTTGAGATTGTCAACCGGCGGGGGCTTGGGCCACGTCCACGCGATTGGCAAAACCAAGTTTGGGAACTCGAACGCTAACCGCTCGAAACGTTGTTGCCTGGGTGTCGGGCCTAGCACGCCGGTGTACTGTGCGATCCGTACCAACCGGCGAACGATTGGAGTTAAAAACCGCCGTTCTAGTTTGGCTTGCACTCGTTCCACCGCTTTGGCGTATCGGCTACCGTCAAAACGCGCGGAACTCATGTTATGGTTGGACGCGTCTTTTC